CGAGCTCGCTCGCAATCGCGCCCACGTCCTCCTGCGGGCCCTGGATGCCCTTCATGAAGCCTTCCCACAGGCCCAGGCCGAGCCTCGTTCCCCACTCGATCATCATCCCCATCCCGGTTTGCGACCAGAGCGCCCCGGCCGTATCTCCCATGCCGCCTTCAATGCCGAAGATTTCAGCGATGCGGGTGCCGAATATGTCGTCGAACATGTGGACGATCTCGGCGGCGACCTGCGGTGCACCCTCAGCGATGCCGAGGCCGATTGAGCGGGTCAGCTCGCCGGCGACCTCGCCTCCGAGGCGGCCGAGGCCGGGCAGGACGTCGCGGGAGAAGATGACCTCGAGGTCGGAGGCGATGCCGCCGAACACGTCGAGGAGTTCACCGACGCCGACGTCGGACCAGTCGATCTCGTCGAGGTCGGCGAGGGCGTCGCCGGCCCATTCGGGGATCGCCCCGAAGGCGTCCTCGAGGATTCCCCACTTGTCGGAGTCGGCGACGTCGCCGAGGCGCGTCGACAGGCCGTCCCAGAGTTCGCCGACGTTGGTGGCGACGCCCTGGAGGAACGCCGAGTCACCCAGGTCGTCGAGGCTGTCGATGAAGTCCTCGACGGCCGGGATGCCGGTCACTGACAGCCAGGAGGCGGCCAGGTCGAACGCCGGCAGGAGGATAAACCCGAGGCTCTCCGCCACGTTGTCGAGCCTGGCTTTGAGCGTGCGTTGCGTGTTCGCCAGGCCGTCCGAGGTGCGTTCGAAGTCGCCCTGCTGGATCTTGGTTTGCTCGAGGATGAGGCCGTAGGCGGCGAGGGCTTTCTGCGCCGGCGTCAACGCCATCTTTTCGTTGTCGATCAGGCCCTGCTTGAGGGCTTCCTGCTTCATGGTGGCGGCGTCGAGGAGCACCCCGAAGCGGCGCAGCGGCTCCGCCTCGCCTCTGAGGCCCGACTGGAGCGCAATCAGCGTCTCCTCGGGGGATGCGTTGTTGAACGACGCCATGTCCGCCGCGAGCTGCGTCATCGTGACCGACATGTCGGCGGCCTGCGTCTGCGGGATCTTCATGGCGGCGGCGAGCGTCCCGAACGTGCCCGTGGCCTCGAGTACCTGGCGGCGCGACATGCCGAGCGCATCGGCGGCCGTGTCCGCGAACTTCGCCACCCCCGCCGCCGCCTCGCCAAATACCACCGTGTTCTTCGACAGGGACTCCTGGACGTCTACGGCTGCGTCGACGAGCGGCTTCGCGGCGAACGCTGCACCGACGAACACGCCGCCGAGGCCCAGGAGCGCCTTCGACGCGACACGGGTCGCCCTGGTGATCCCCGACGCCATCGACCCGGCCGACTTCGACGACCGGTCAAATGCCCGCTCGAGGCTCTTCGTGCGGCCAACCAGGTTGACGGTGAGGGTGCGTGTAGCCATAGCTCAGATTCCTTTGAGGATCTTTTCCATGCGCTTCGTGTATTCGCCCCGGATCCACGGCTGCATAATGCGGATCGTCGGAAACAGCACCCATCCGCCCTTTCGGCGTGGTCCGAACTTGTCGCCGGTGCGTCGCCCCAGGGAGTCGACGGTGCGCGACGACCCGAACTCGACGGCCGGCCAGACGTCGGTCGCCTTGACGGACAGGTCGCCCCGGTATCGGGGCCGGCGAACGATCTTCGCCCCGCCGGTTTTGATCTTCGGTGTGGTTCCCTGCACGGCACGGATCGTAGGCCGCACCAGCGACTCGTACTGGCGTGGGTGGTACGCCATCCACGAGTTGCGGCGCGCCATCTGGACGACCCGGTCCGCGATGTCCTTGTTAGCGGCCCGCGCCTCCTTCTTGACGTCCTTTTCGGCGAACCGGATCTGCTTCTGGAAGTCCTTGACCTCCGGCATTTTCACGGTGATCGGAGCGGCCCCCAGCGTCGGGTCGAGGGTGCTGATATTCCTAACGGCCACGGTTCGCCTCCTTCGCCTGGTAGTCGAGCACCCGCCACAAGGCGGCCAACATGACCTCGTCGAGCTCGGCCAGCTCGGCAGGGGAGATCCCGGTGCGGATCGCCAGCGAGGCGACCTGCACCGTTAGGGAGTCCCGGCCGAGCCCGAGGCCAAAGGGTCCGGGGCGTCCTCGTCGTCGTTGTGCTGCACGTCCTCGAGGCCGTCGATCCACGCATCGAACGGCTTCACGGGCGGCCCGTTGCCGTTCTGCGCCGCCCGATGCAACGCACAATGCGCCACCCAGGCGAGGTGCTCGACTTTCGAGTCGAGCGGCATCACGAACGCTTTGGGGCAGCCGATCCCCCAGTGGCGTTCGAACGCGATGAGCACCGCCGGGCCGGCGGTGACGGTGCGTTCGGTGCCGTCGTGGACGATTTTTAGCCGCATGCATAGTTGTGCCATGAGATCCCCCCTTCAGCCTTAGCTGACAGTCCGGGTAATTGCCCCGGATACGGGCCAACTCGTCGAGAAGCTGGAAAGCGAACCTATCTCGGCCGAGATGGGGGTGTAGTCCGTGACGAGCACCGACCCTTCGTACTTCGGATTGGTCGCGGACACCGACGCAGCCGTGGCCGTCAACGCGAACGCGACGACTGTCCCGACGAGGGCGTTGAGCGTCGCGTCGACTTCAGAGGCGGCGTAGTCTTGTTGCCAAGTTATGTTGAGCTGTCCAGAAGTTAAGCCCGACACGAATTCACGAGCGGCGCTCCCAAATGCGCTGACGTCCACGTCCTCGGCGGATTCTGTCAGCGTCGCCGCGGTGACGTGGTCGCTTAACACGACGGAGTTGATGACCACGATCTGTGCGGCCCCTCCGATGAGCTTGGCCATGGTCAGGCCTCCTTGTTGTTGCCGGAGACGGCCAGGTGGCCGCCTTCAATGAGTTGGTTGTGCTGCTCCGCCGAGAGTTCGGCTGAGAATGTGGTGCCGGGTTCGTGGCCGTGCACGGCATGGTTGCCGACGACCTCGTACTCGACCTTGCGGTCCTTCTTGCTCACGCGAATACCTCCACGGTGAAGTCGGTCCCCAGGTACTCGACGTCGGAAATACTGACCACGCCGTAGCTGGTGCAGTTGGTTACCTGGAGGGTCTGGGATTCCCCTCCGAGTGTCTTGTCGACCTCGATGAGCGCCCGCACGCCGGCCGCCCCCGAGATGAAGCCGTCCAGGAGTGTTTGTTGTGCCGTGTCGTCAAACCGTTGAGCGATGAGGGTCACGGTGAACACGAAACGTTCCATGCCGTTGCCGAACGCCCCGTGATACTCAGCGACAGGAGATCCGGGAGTGATGAGGGCCGCCGGAGGGCTGACAGTGTCAGGGACCGTTGCGGCGACCTGAATGAACGTCGACGACTCGGCGAGCGCAGCGGCGAGGGCGGTACGGATCGCCGCATAGTCGGCCACAACCTAGGCAACCGCTGGGAGGCGGTAGTCGGACAGCATCTGCGTCACGTCCTGGTCGTACCGCGAGATTCGCACCGGCCCGAAGTCACCGACGCCGATGACTCCCAGCGGCGAAGCCTTCCTCGAGTAGTACCTGGAGGCGAGCATGAGTGCGACCTGTTTGATGGCGGACGGGACCGCCGGCCATCCCCAACGGGCGGTCACCTCGAGCGACACGAGGCCGTCGCCGTAGACGGGGAACGTGTACGACCCGACGGCCCGCAGTCTCCACACGGGCCTCGCAGGCGTCATGGCGAGGTTGTTGAGCGGTTCGAGCTGGTAGTCGGTCGACGCCCAGGTGGTGTCGAACGTCCCGTCCCCGGACGTGTCCGTTTTGACCAGGAGGCCGGTCAGGGTCGAAATGTCGTCGGTGACCGCGTAGTAGGGCTGCGCCCGGAACGTTTTGGCGCTCACGCCGGCGTCCTGGGTGAACGACCGCCCGCACAGATCGTCTATGAGCTCTTCCGTACTGTCGATCGACAGGTTCAGAAACGTATCGTCGCCGGAGCCGGTAATCCCCAGGGCGTCCTTCAGGGTCGAAAGTGCGACGTAGTTCCCCACCTAGGCCTTCTTCGCCGCCTTCGACGCGGGCTTCTTCTTCGCCGGTGCTTCGTCGGCCGGCTTCTGGACCCTCGAGGGGGCCTGCTTCTCCCAGAGTGTCGACACTTGTTCCTCCTTGTTGGGCGGGTGACCTCCTCGACCGGCGGTGGTGTCGGTCGAGGAGGTCGGGCGTCCGCCGGGGGGATCCGGGCGAACGAACAGGGCCTAGAAGCTTGGTGCGACCAGGCCGGTTCCCGACACCTTCGAGATGGCTGCCGGGTAGCGCCCGAACACTGCCGCCGCATACTGGTATGCGACCAGCTTCACGGTGAGCTGACCGCCGAGCGTCTGATCCATGCGGACCATCGACGGCGCGCCTGGGCTTTCGAACAGGAGCATGTCGGCACGCCGGACCACGAAGACCGAGTCCTCGTTGGATCCTGCGCCGCCGGTCGTGGAAATGTTCGCGTCGGCGACGACGGGAATGCCGGCCAGCTGCAAGCCGTTGAGGCCGTAGCCGGCAACCGGGCCGGTGCCCATCGCGTTGGACGGAACCCCTGCCGTAGGCAGGACAATCGGCCTCGAGTCAGATCCGACGGCTGAAAATAGCCAAGCCGCGCGCCTGGGGTGCATCAAGATTAAATCTGGGCCGGCATATCGGTTCGAGTTGATCTGCTGGACCGCGTCCATGAGCTTCGGATAGAACTCGGCGACCGTCGGACTGGCGTCCGTGTAGGTAATCGCGTTCTTGCCGGTGATGTTGTTCAGCCCCAGGAGGGCACCGGAGGTGCCGTCGCCGTAGATGCAACCGAGGTCGAGGGCGGTGGCAATCGCACTCTGGAGATCAGCCATGATCAATGAGTCGATTCCCTCCCCGCGCTCGAGTGCCTGGCGGCTGATGTCCTGCTGGCCGGCGACGGTGCGAATATCGACCGTCAAAAGCGTGTCATCGATAGTTGTCTCCGACACGGCCGAATTTTCGGTCGCCTGAACGGCGGCCGAACTGCCCGTTGTAACCCTCGAGATGTTGAGCGTCATCCCAGAATTTCCGAGGGGCATCGGGGTGCACAGGTTGGCGAATGGCCGACCTGCGCGGGCCAGCTCTGCGGCGAGCTGTGTCAGGTACTGCGGGACGACGAGGCCGGCGTAATTAGCGGTCGTGCCGTCGCGCTGCTCGATGTCCATTTCGGCCGAGTGGCGGGCCATGCGGGCCTGCGACGCCGGGTCGTGATGGTACTGGGACCGGTACAGGTCGCTGAAGAACGACCGGCCGGAGTGTTCGCCGTAGGTGAGCGGCTCGTCGGTGATCGTGACCCGACCAGCGGCGCGCTCCTCGGGAGCATCGTCAGT